TGCTTGAGTATAGTAATCACTTCTAAATGAATTGTTTCTAACTGCGTTAATGTTTCTCTTGGCATCTTCTATCATGTTTTGTTTTGGATCTGGTTCTGTAACTACTGGTTTTTTAGAAGCGTATCGTTTTTCCCAAATAGAATCCGCTGCTTCTTCAAATGTTAGCGTCTCTCCTCTTAATATAGGAGCTGTAGCAAGTTCTTTTCTAACATCATCCCAAAAGTCTTCATTGAACTCTTTGCTGTTCGGATCAATTTGAGGATACTTTTTATGTACTCTTTTAACTTCTTTGTTTTCTTCGATGCTATTAAACTTCTCAGTTGATTTTCTATCGGCTTCCTCTGCTTTTCTTCTTGCTTCTTCTGCTTCTTTACGTGCCAATTTAGCATCATTAACTAACTGTGTTAGTGTGCTTTTAAGCATCTTATCGTCTAAGTATCCATTTTCATCTATTAAGTCAGCAAACACATCGTCTACTTTATCTTGACCAAGTTCTTTAACTGATTCATCAATCTTTTCTACTACTTGAGGTGTAAATTCTTGAGTTTTAGGCTTTAAAGATTCTAGTACATTTTCTCTTAATACTTTTACTTCTTCAGATAGTTGTTTATTGTGTTCTGTTAGTTTGGCAAATTGTTCTGCGGTTCTATCTTTTGGCGTTTCTTGGACAACTTCTTCTTTTATTTCTTCTTTTGGCTCTTCAACTACTTGTTTTCCTGTTGTTTGTTGTTCGGCAATCTTCTTAACTTCTTCAATCATGGGGACGTCGGTATCAAATGGGGGGACTTTATTTAGTCTGGACTGAATATCATCTGACATATAGGTATAATACTACTTTTTTGTTAATAATTCAAATAGCTCATTTAATCGTTCACCTTCCCAAGAAGAACCGCACATACATCTTAGTCTACCTTGTTCAAACTTTACTTGTTTGTGGTCGCATTTAGTAAAGTTAATCTCTTTAGTTTCAGAAAATGCGTCAAACTTCTCAACATCTTCTTTTACATTTAGTGGTGGTAGTTTCATAGATCAAAATTCTTTTCAGGTAATGCAATTTGATTAGTTACTGAAAGTATTTTAGATTCTGAAGTCTCAATCAAATCAAATATCTCTTGATAGGCTTTAGCTCTTTGGTAAGACTCATTATAAGCCCTGTGGAATTGCTCCAGCGTTTGGAAGAGGAGCTTGCCCTCCTTGTCCTGCTGGGATGGATCCAGCCATTTGTTCTGGAATGCCTGTTGGAGAAACGGCCTGAGGTACTCCTGATAGTCCTGTGATTTCTGGATTCTGTTGAGGGCCTCCAATTCCTTGAGGTAACTGCGGAGATTGGATTTTCTCGAAGTATCTGTCTGCGTCCCGACTGCCGAGACTTTCAAAGGTGTCTGTGATGATGTCTTTGACATTAGCTTTCCATCCTTCCTGTGCAAGTAATTGTATCACAGTTGGGCTATTAAGTACCATATCCATTAACTTTTGTCTTCCTGCTATAACTTCTTCGTAAGCACCTGAGGCCATTGATTTAACATCTGCCACATAGTCAAATGTCCCATCTACGTCCTCTGGAGTTAAACTAACTTCTGCACTATCTCCGTATTCACTCATTGTCATTTTAGGTTTATAGACTAGTTTTGAAGGGTCTTTTTCGTTAGGATTCTCATATACAGGATGTTTAGGTGTCATACCTGCTTCCATCATCTGATTTAATTCTTCTTGAGTCATTTCTGGATTTTCCATGATTAGGTCTTCTACAGTCTTAGCCACTTCTGGTTCTAATATCATTTCATCAAGTCCTGCTTTCTTAAAGTAATTAAAGTTTTCTGGTCCTACGATCTTTAACACATAGTCATGTTTCTTTGGATTTGAAAATAGGAACTGTTTGTTGTTAGATAACCACATTAACATTATTTCTTTAATAAACTCTCCTAAGTCGTTTTGATTTCTTTGATCTCGTACATTCTGTTGTTTGACTGACGCTTTAATCTCTGTAGCTGTCTTGTCTGTCTCAAATGGTGAAGATGTAGAAGTTCCCTGAGACAAATCACCCATTGCATTATTAAATGCTGATACTAAAGCTGAGTAAGTTGTTTGGAAGAACTTAACAGACTCTCCGTTGCTTTGCATCTCCATTATTGCGTCTTGTCTATTAACAATCCATTGTGCTTCTGGACCATATTGGATAGTTTCGATTCTTGCTGCACCTTCTACAATCTTTAGCGGTGGTCGTTGCTTTAATATAACTTCATCCATATATCCACATACTGTAGCTTGTATAGCTTTCCAAAGAGGGATAACTGGTTCTACTTCACTTTCACCGAGTGGATCATCTTGAATAGGGTAATATCTTAATTGAACAACTGGAATCTTACCGTGAGAATAAGGATTAGGAATATCTCTTAGAATAACATTAAATGATGGAGCAAAAGTAATCCATCTGTCTTCTCTATACTCGGTGACTATCTCAACTACTGGAAAAGCTAAATCTTCGCCTGTTCTGTCTTCTAGTCCTCTTAACTGTAATACTCTACTTTGATAGTCATCCTTTTTGCGAGTTTTACTCATCTTTTCGGCCATTTGTGACTTGATAGTTCCAATATATTTATATAAAGGTTTGCCTGATGTGTCTGATTGATTTTCTAAGTCTTCAATTTTTTCCCAACTTCTATGTTGAAACCACTTAGCGTCTTTGATGTGCATACCCGTTGAGTCCATACCACAATCTCTAATGTCTAAAGGTTTAAATTCATTACCTTCAAATTTAAGACTTCCGTCGTCGTTATATTCACATCTCCATTTAACTAGTCCAAACTTAGACTGATACAGTCTAGTGTCCATGTCACAGATTGATATTTTAGTGTGCATTGATCCACCGTCATTAGCTGATTCCCATTGATAATCAAGTAAAGCATTATTAAGTTTCGCCCCCAGAACATCACTGCCCTCACGAGGTACTAGTCGCCCTCTAAGTTTGTTATTGATGAGACGTGCGTTTTTCTCGATTAGAGAAGTGCGTATTCTTGGGTCAACTATTTTAGTTATGTAAGGCCAGTCGTTTGGAAGCTTGCCATAGTAAGCATCTGTAATGTCATTCCAACCACCTTTTCGTGTTAAACGCTTAGTGTTGTCTTGAGTCCACATTTCATAGTGTTGTAGAACTTCTAGTAGGGTATCTTTCTTTGCCATATGAATATTATTTATTTTCTTGCACTAGGTTTGCAAACTACTAGGTCGTACTTTTGCGATTAGTGACCAATAGTTATTAAGACCCTCTCTAACCATTATGTTTTTACAACGGGAGCATATTCTCACATAATCAAGAGACGAAACTTCTACCATATATGAAGGCATTCCTCTTCTTTGGGTGTCGGCACACGATTGACAAGACCACTCTGGTAGATCTTCTTTAATCATTCCTTGATTAGCACCTCCCCATTTGCTCCAGCTACCAGTTACATTGCTTGTTATATAGTGCGACTCTTTCCAATAACCTTTAATTACTCTACGCATACAGTGGGGCAGTATGCCAGTGTATATTTAGACTAAAGACCACTTACTAGATGAATACTTTTTAACTTCTCCCATAGGTTTATTATACATAACTAATAAATAAGCTAAAGCCCTAATACCATCAAAGTGATGTCCAAATCTTCTATGATCGTCCCACTTTGGTACAATCTGTGTCTCTCCGCCTACCGAGTGACGTATTTCAAGCCAAGTAAGGTTTTCTATTTCCTGAATTAACCAGTCTAGGTTTTTGTTAATAAACAGTCTTGGCTTTCCCGTCCCCCTTTCCATCTTTCCGTATTCTGCCAGTTTCTCAGCTAGTGTTTCGTCCCAATGTGTAGAGTCTCCAGCTTTTTTTTCAACTTGAGTTAAGTTCATTCCTAACTTAGATAAATTTTCGGCAAGTCTTGTATCATTATAATCGATCCAACCATTAACTATTCTATGGTTACCTTTTTTAGCATTTCTTCTTGATATTATCTCGCCGTCTGATAATCCTTTTTCTCTAAACCCATCTATAACATGAATATTGTCGTCTTTATCTACACCAACGAACAAGTATGCTGCTGGATCACTAAAACCACCATCTAACACCTCGTAGTAAGACCAGTCATGTGGAGTTTCTGTATATATCATTTCGTTTTTCTCTCTGTCCCACCAGCTACACACCAAACCTACTCTCTGTACGAATTTACCGAATCGTCTAACTTGTACAGCTTCATCTGATAGGTTTGCTCCCATCTGGTCTTTTTGTTTATCAGTTAGCCACGGATTATCGTCCCATGAAGCAAGAGAGATAAACAAATCCTCTCGTCCAGTCTTTGTAAACAAATCATCATAGACCCAAGTCATACCCTTAACAGGAGTCATTGACATAATAATATCTAAATCAACTCCTGCTTCGGCACGGACAGTACACTCTTCCCATATATCCTTAGGTGGTTCTTCGTCAAACCAAATCAAACGTTTACCCGCACCTTGAAACTTCTCTCTACCTTGTTCGTATGATTTAAAATTGATTCTTGATCCATTTTTTAAAAGAACCTCTCCCCATGTTCCAGCTTTAACATATGTAATGTGTTCTATTTGGTCTTCGGGTAAATAGGTCTGAAGTTTCTTTTGTGATGTTTCTTTTTGAAGATCGTATGAAGGACAAGCACACCAAATTTCAACTGGTACATATACCTTTCTAAACTCATGTTTACCTAGTGCGTACCTAGCTACTTCTTGAGCACAGCCTTCAGTCTTTCCTACACGATTACCCCAGAATAAAACTCTAATGGGTTTTGTGGATGCGAAGAACTCCTTCTGTTTGTCGTGGCTTCTGGCGTACTTTAAAGGATCAGACTTTATCCTGTTTTCCTTCTCCCGTAACAGAGCCATCAATTCCAACTTGGTGGATCTTGGACTCGATGAGATTATTGAGCTGATCATCTGTTAAGTTATTAAATTGTAAATCTTTGTCGTTTGTTGTTGTGTCAGTTCTTTCTTTCATCCCATGATTGTTTTGTAGTAGCAGCTTAACGATTGTGGAGTTGACTTCTTTGCCCCCATAAATGCCATCATCTATAAGTTGTTCAGCCTGTTTAAGTAATATTTTTTTCAAAGCGTCGGAAAATTCGGGATAAAGTTTAGCCCACTCATAAAGAGAATCTTTAGAAACACCAAGACGAATAGCAAAACTTTCTATCTTTGGTAGGTGCATTTGATTACCAAGATCGGAAGAGCG